TGATGGTGAGCGGCCGCCCGAAGTGGCGCCGGTCGTAGGTGCCCGCCCGGACCTGCTCGATGAGCTGGTTCGCTATCCCCCACGGGAGCTTGTCGCTGCCAGGCACCGTCGCCCAGGCCTCCACTTGGCAGACGGGGCGGCGCAGCGGGATGTTCTGGTGCGGCGTCCCGCCGACCGTGGCCGGCACGACGATGAAGCCGTTCGCCGCCCAGGTCGTCTCGTCGGCCGGCAGCTGCGTGGCCACGCCGTCAGCGGTGAGGCCGGGGATGGTCCTGATCCAGGCGCAGGCGACCAAGTCTGTTACAGCGTGTAGCTGTGCCGTTGTCATGGCCGCTCCGCCGTTGCACCTGGGACAAGCCACGCCCAGGTCTCGCCGTTCAGGGCGCGCCGCAGGGTATCCCTGTGTACTCCGAAGCGGCGGGACAGATCCCCGACGGACGAGCCACCTGCGCGTGCCGCATGAGCAGCCCGGACCAGATCGGCAGTCAGCGTGCGCTGCCCCCAGGTCTGGCCTTGCCAGCCGGGACGCTGGCGGTCGCGGCCGGTGTCAAACTTCCGGTGGCACGAGCGGCACATCGGAGCGAAGTCATCGACGCTGGCGGGCTTATCGATCAAGCTCGCCCAATCGTAATTCAGCGACTGATCGGTCGTTCCGCACTGCTCGCAGCGGTCGGCTTTGCCGCGCGCCTTACGCACACGGATGTGCATGCCGTCGTAGCCGACATCATCCCCGCGCCAGTTTGAGTTGGCCTCCGCACTCCGGCCGGCGCCGCCCCGGACCGGTCCCCCGCGCAGCGCGCAGGACTTTGAGCAGGTGACCTGATCCGTCCGGCCGAGGAAGTCGTTGTCGCAGGACGGGCAGGTCTTCTGGTGCAGCCGGTGGCCAGTGCTGTCGTACTGGGAAGGGTCGCGCCGCTTCGGCTCCCAGAGCGGGTCGTCGTGGTCCCGCCAGCGCTGATAGTGCTTGGTACACCAGCCGCGCTTGAGCCGGCCTACATTGCCGCAAATCGCGCACGTACCATGAGCCATGTCGCACCGGTCCGATCGGTGTGGCCACGTCCCCGGCCTGTTGACGCAGGCGCGGGGACCCTTTGCGAACATTCTAGCGGTAAACGCCGCATGCTGGTGAGATGCGGTCGGGGTGTGCAGGATCGCGGGCGCGCCGGGCATCAGTCATCACCGGCCGGGACGAAGTACGCGATGGCCGTCACGGCCCTCTTGGGGACGCGCTCCAGGAGGCCGACGTTCTGGCCGTCGTCAGTCATCCGGCCGGCGAGCACGTAGCAGGAGTCGTCCTCATGGACGATCCAGCCCGTGTTCGATGCTTCCCAGGCGCCGTTGGCCGCCCACTCGGCGAGGTCGTCGGCGTCGTGCCAGCCGCCGGCGACGTTGGTCGCGTCCACCCAGGACACCCGGGCCAGGCGGCGCTCCGCGAGCGGGGTCATCAGTTCAGCCGCCCCTTCAGCGAGGCAGGCAGGAACGCCTTCCCCTCGCCGCCCTCGCGCGCCTCGGCTATCAGCCGGTCACGGGACTGCCTGAGCTGGCTCACGGCGGACCGGGCGAACGTCCGGACGCCCTTCTCGCTGGGGATGCTGGCGATGACCCGGGCCGTCACGCTGATGGCGTCCTTGCCCAGGAACGGGGACTTGCAGGTCAGCAGCAGCGTCCAGTGGACCACCGGGCCTGACGGGCCCTTTGAGGTGCCCATGGTGGCTTCCCAGCCGTACTCCAGGCCGATGGCGCCGGGGTGACGGGCGATCTCGTCAGTGATCCAGGAGCCCACCAGGGCATGGACGGAGTAGGCGGCCATCAGCCGCTCCGCTCGGTATACAAACTTGGGCGAAGGTACGGCCTCGGGCCGACGCGGCGGCCGGTGTCCGCGCCGCCCGGGCCGACGATCCGGTGCCCGGTTTCGACGTATGCGCCGTATGCGCGCTCGGCCGACCCGGTCGCGGTGATGACCAGGGTGTGGCCTTCGAGGTGGTCCTCGATGGAGTCGGCCAGGTCGCCGGTGTCCTTGGGACAGTAGCGTTTCGCGTCGTCGCGGATGGCCGGGCCGAGCTTGCCGCGGAAGAGGTCGTCAGTAGCCGCGTCCAGGTGTGCCTGAACGCCGGGGTCCATGACGATCTTCACGCGCCAGCCCTCTTCGGGTAGCAGTGATGTGCTCCCCGTTGCGGGCGTGATGCGCTGGCAGTTCCCTGGCCGTTACGGCGGGCCGCTGCCGGTGACGCGGCGGGCATCTTCTGCCACATGCGTCACGAGGATCGTACCGTGCTGTCCGGGCGGATGCGATAGGGGCGCGGCTACCGGAGCGCCGGGCTGAAGATTGCCCGGCGCTCCGGTCTCAGGCGCTTACTCCCACGGCCAGCCAGCGTCGCGGCCCGCCTCCAGCAGCGGGATCATGCGGAAGCTCACGTCGGTCAGGCCGCCGAAGGTGTGTCGGTTCGCAGTCCCCGACGGCCCGTGACCCATCTGGTACCCGGCCAGGTTCCAGGTGTAGGCCGGAATGTCCGCCGGAATCTGGCCCAGCGGGTCGCCGCTCCGGAAGCCTCCGCCCCATGCCTGCTCGTCGGTGATGATGACGGCGCGCGAGTGGATGCCGGGCCGGAAGTGCCGCCGGACCGCATCGGCCGTGTTCGTGCCGCCCATCGAGCTGAACCGCTCAACCGCCCGCAGGACCGAGTCCGCGCCCCGGAACTGCACCGGCTGGCTGGACGTGCCGAACTCGATCAGGTCGGCGTGCTCGGACCGGATGGCCAGTGCCGCGCCGAAGATGGCGGCCGTGTCGGCCCGGTTGAGGCCCGACTTCTCTGAGGCCTGATCGAACATCGACCCGGAGCGGTCCACCAGGATCAGTGAGCGGCCCTTGAGCGCGGGCACGTTGGCCAGCGACAGGCCGAGTGCCTTCTCCAGCGGCCACGCCCACCGCAGCGATGCGGCCTTGTAGGCGGCCAGGAAGCGGAACGGGAACTGGCGGGAGCGTGCTACCTGCTCCGGGTCGGCCAGCCGCGCAGCGACCTGCTCGGCCACGGCATCGGGCACTCCTGCCTCGTCCATGTTCCGCAGGTTCCGCAGCAGGGCCATGTAGCCCATCGTCGGGGCCAGAGCGGTCCACAGATCGCGCTTGGGCAGCGCGCTCCCGGCCAGGGACAGCGCGTCCTCCCACGTCATGCCCGCAGCCTTGAGCGCATCGGCGCCGAGCAGCGCGCGCGGGTCTGCGGCGGCCATCGCCCGGAGCGTGGCATTCGACCGGATCATCTGGAGCGTGTCCGGCACCGGGTTGTCACGGTTGTGGCGCCGGTCGATGGCGTGCTCGAACAGGTCGCCGCGCCACGTGCCCTTGACCTCCGGGTGCTCGCCGGCCGGGTGAACCAGTTCGATCACGTCCGCGAACCGGTAGCCGTGGGAGCCGGTGTCGTACTTCAGCAGGGCGTACTCGGTGTAGACCCGCAGCAAGGCGTCAGCGATGCCGCGCTTCAGCGGCTTGGGAACCGCGCGGCCGTAGCGGGAGTGCCAGTAGGCCAGCATCTCGCCGGGCTCGTCGGCGCGCTGGATCACCGAGGCGGCCAGCTGCCGCGCGCCCGGCTTGCCGGCGGTCGTCAGCGCCTTCACGGCCTCGGCCGCGGCGATGAGCGGGGCGGTGCGCATGTTCGCGGTCTCGCGCAGCCACGGCAGCATCCCGGCCAGCCAGGCCAGGTCTTCCACCGCGACCTGGCGCACGAGCTGGGCGAACCGCGAGTCGCGGTCGGCCGCGGTCTCGTAGAAGGTCTTCTCGGCGCCCATGTTGGCCACAGCGAGCAGGTAGAGCTCGCCCTTGGCGTCTCGCGCATAGCCGGGCCCGCCCTCATGGGTCAGGCCGGTCGGCCGGGCCTCAGTCGTGACGGAGCTTCGGACGACCGGGCGCGCGCCAGCGGTGTTGAACTTGGGCATGGAAAACCCCTCCAGCTAGTCGGCGGGAGGGGTCCATGTGTCGTGCCCGAGATCGAGTCGGCATGGGTGACAAGGTGCTCTGCCATTGAGCTACGCCCGGCTCTCGCCGGGCGACGGGACTCGAACCCGCAACCACCCTCTTAACAGGAGAAGTAACCCTCGCCTGCGCACCGGGCACGCAAAACCTGAACCCTCCCGAGATCAAGGTCGGTACCGCTGACTGGCCGCGTGGCGAGCCACGCTAGGCCTCATTTGCAGTGAGGAAGTAAGCGGAACCTTCGCACCGGGAAGGTGCATTCAGTTGTTGAGCCCTCCCGAGATCGGGAGCGGTACGGCGTCTACATCCCCAAGAAGTAAGCCGCGACCAGCGCACCGGGAGGGCAATATCCAGAACCGTACACGAACAGGGGGCTACCGCGCTTGGTACGGCTGCCCAGGGTGCGCCTTCGCACCGCTCCTGAATACTCGCTCCCGCCCTGGCAGCCTGGTTGCCCCGGTAGCTGCCACGTGCTGCTCCAGCGCCGTCCTGGCCCCGGCCAGGTGCGTCCTGGCCGCTCGCCTGGCCTGCGGGCTCAGCGCGGCCGAGACGCGCATCTGGGCGCTGCGCACGTTTCGCTCGTGTGCGCGCAGTTTCTGGCGGTTTTCGTAGTCCAGCGGGCTTCCATTCGGGATGTTTCGGGCGACGGCCTGGCCGGCCACGACGTAGCCGCGCGGCGCTCCCCCGGCCGTGGCCGCTAGCCCGGTGCCGTCGTGCCAGCTGACCAGGTCATGTTCGCAAGAAGGGTGAAAAAGGCCCGCCGCGACCGCCTCAGCGAGCGTCCCGGCGATCTGCTCAGTGCGCTTTACCCCGTGCGCATCGGTGATCGTGCTGGACGATCCGGCCTCGAACGGCACCAGGGACAGGACACGGCCGACCCAGGGGCGGCACTTCTCGCAAGCTGCCTCCCCCATCGGCTCGTCCACGATGACCAGCGTCACCCCGGCCGGCCCCATGAGCTTCAGCTGGTTCTGCAAGATCAACCGGCTGGCGGCCGTTCGCGTGCTCATTTCCGCGTAGGCGCTCAGTGACCAGTTCCGCCCGGCCTTGTCGGTGAACCCGGTGATGCCCTGCCGGGCCAGGTCGTCCATGACCTTCTGGGCCTGCCTCAGCCGGGACATCTTCTCCGCCATCGCCGCCTGCACCGCGGCCTTGTGCGCGTCGGCTACGTCCCGGTACGGGCCGCCCTTGCTGCCCTTTGCCTCACGGAGCTGCCGCATGGCAAGCTCGCTGGCGTCCGGGCCGGAACTGCGCGGCGAGGGGATGCCGGCGGACGGCCCTGTGCTGCCCGCTCCCGGCTTCCCGCTCGCTGCCGCTAGTGCCTTAGCCGCTGACTGCGCTGCTGATGCCTGGGCGTTCAGGACAGCCTGCCGGATCGGTGCCTGGGCTGACGGCGGGAGAGCGGCGATCACCGGGTTCACCTCGTGCATGGCCGCGCCCAGGGCGCTGCTGACGGCTACGCGGATCTTCCGCTTGGCCATGGCCACTCCCAGGGAGCCGGCAGCGACAGCGAGGATCGATGCGGCGATGGCGGCGAGGATGGCAGCCTCGGCGGCAGCGAAGGCCGCGCCTACTGCCGCTCCGGCCTGCTGGGCCTGGTCCTCGCGGTCAGCTCCGGACGGCGGCGGGAGCGGCTGGGCTGGTGCTGGCGTGGTCACGGACGTGATCCTCCAGCCGGTTCATCGCTGCGGAACTCGTAGCCCTCTTCCGGGTCGTGGTCGTACCAGGAGTCCGGGCGGTCCTGATCGGGGCCGGGATCACCGGCCTCGCAGGGCATCACGCCGGCCATGCAGCCCTCGCCGGGCCAGTACCGGCAGAGTTCCATCCGGCAGCTGCGGGTCATGGTCGTGATCCTTCCGCGGGCCCGGCCCAAATATCCTCGCCGATGCCGTGCGGGCAGAGCCACTGCTGGTCCTGCTCGGCGATCGGATCGTCATGGCCCTCGTTGACGTCCTCGCACCACAGGCAAGGGCCGACAAGGGGCTGGCCATGCTCGCAGCAGTCGGGGCAGCGAGGGGCATGATCGGTGGCCATGGCCGCCATTGTGCCAGCGCCTACCGCCTGTTCCCCATCACCATGCTCACCGTGAGCAGGGCGAGCACCCCGATAGCCACCCAGCCCCAGATGGCTCAGGTTCCGGTCCCGCTCACGCGCTTGAGGGCCAGCACCCTGTCAGTGGGCGCGCCTATGATCGTCGGCGGCCGGGTCACGGACATGATCATGTAGATGTTCCCGGTGGCCTGGTCCCGGATCCGATCCGTGTCGAGCAGCCCGGCGTAAGCCGGCGCGATGAGCAGCACCTCGCGGATGATCCGGGGCGTGGGCGTGGACGGGTCCTGGATCGACTTGCCGGTCTCGACCAGGGTGACGGGCAGGCCGGTGATGTACGGTTCATTGGCGTCCACCTCATCGCCGGCCCAGTTCGAGGTGGATCCGCGGAGCACGTCGCACACTGCGTTCTGGGTCTCAGCTCCCATCGTCCCCGCCTTCCCGGTGCTGGCCGCGGGACTTCCGGCCCCGTGCCTGCACCCGGATCAGGACCCCCAGCATCCACCCCACCCCGCAGTCAGCGAGGGCGATGCAGGCGATCTGGAACCAGGTGAACGCCTCGGAGTTCGAGGTGGAGAAGTTGAACGGGTGGCGCAGCATCAGCGGGAACAGCACCAGCCCGAGCCCAGCCACCAGGAGCATCAGCGCCCGGGCCGCCGAGTTCGCGTTCCACCTCGCCAGCGCGAAGTAGAGGATCACGAACAGCACCGAGAGGCTGAACCCGGCCACGATCACGGCGCTGGTCAGCACGTTCAGCGTCACTGCGGGTCCTTCCGGTGCTTCCACTGGGCGCGGGCCAGGATCACGAACCGCCACGCGATGATCAGCGGGACGCACGCGATGACCGCCAGCACGAACAGGGTCCAGAACTCGCTGCCCTCGACGTCGATGCCGAGCAGGTCCAGCAGCATGTCCGGCAGCAGCAGCACCGCGATGACCAGGTCGAGCAGCACGATCGTCCAGCCGATCGAGCGCCTCCACCAGGGCGCCAGCAAGGAGTAGCCGGCGACGAACGCGATGGCCGAGAAGAACGTCACCTTGGTCACCCACGGCGTCGCCTCCAGGGCGAACTGCTGCCACCCCGGCATAACCGGCGCTTCCCCTCGACGCTGTCCAGGATCATCTGGGCCAGGTTGTTGCGCCGCCGCATCTCCCGCAGCTCGGAGATGATCGTGGCGTGCTCCCGCTCCGACTGGCGCTCCGCTGACGTCCGCGCCTCGGAGGCCTCGGCCAGGCGCTCCCCGGCCTCGGCCCGGGCAGCCTGCGCGGCCCCGGTGGCGCGCTGCGCCTCGCCTGCCGTCCCGGCCCGCTTCTTACGCCACAGCCTCATCGCGCCTCTTACGCAGGTCCTCGAGAAGCTCCTTCGTGAGCTTCGCGACCTCAACTGCTGCATCCGCGCGCTGGGTCTGGGCGACGACGGCCTTGCGTAGCTCCTCCGCGGCGGCGTGGTCGGCGACGCGGGCTGACCGCTCAGCCTCATACGCCCCCTTCCACCCGTCGGATTCCCTCTCGATGCGCTTCATCGCCTGCCCGGTCGCCAGCAGCCCGGTGAGCAGCAGGATCACGATCAGCGCGGTCCCGGCCCCGGCGGACGTCAGGACCGCGCTGGCGATGCTGGAGTCCACGATCATGCCGCCGGTCCCTCCTTCCTGGCTGCCTGGTGGTGCCGGCTGCGGTAAGGCGTCCCGCCCGCCACGGCAACACCGCCGTTCAGCGCAGGAGCCAGCCCGCCGGCCTAGCTGAGCGCGAGCCAGATCGGCAGCGAGCCGGCCTGGGTGAACGACGACGGGGTGACGTCCGCCGGCGTCGCGGTGACCGACGTGGCGAGGATCGCCGACCGGGAGGCCGCCGCGGCGTGGCCGGCGTTGAACGCGGCCTGCGGCGCCCCGCACGTCGCGAACGTCGGCAGGGTAGACCCGGTGGCCACCACGGCGCCGTAGTAGGTCCCGGCCGGCAGGCCGGTCAGCGACCCCGCGGAGCTGGCCGTGAGGGCCGTGCCGGCCGTCGCGGAGCCGCCGACCCCGGCGGTGGCCCAGATGGTGTGCTGGTCCGCGGACTGCCCGATCAGCGTCCCCGCGGAGTCGAACAGCAGCGCCCAGCAGTCGCCCGTGGTCAGCGTCGCCCCGGCGGTGGTGATGTCGTACCAGAGCTTGGAGACCGTGGCCGCCTTCGGCAGGGTGACGGCGACCCCGTACACCGACCCGGCCGCGCCCAGGATCGCGGTGCCCGAGGCGTGCGCCTGGTCGAACGACCAGCCCAGGAACGGCCCGCCGAGCTGCGACTGCGCCTCATCGAGCTGCGGCTGGATGAACTGCGTGTGGAACTCGTAGGTCAGCGGCGAGCCGGGCGAGATGCTGGACGGGAGGACGATGGGCATTGGGACTCCTTGTCACCAGGAAATGAGAGCGGCCGCAGGGAGCACCCCGTTGACCCGGAGGATCTCCAGGGCCCGCGGCGCTACCGAGGGCAGCGCCCGGCCCTGCATGGACTGCGCCCGGGTGGCAGACACCCCGGCGATGCTGGTGGAGGCGTACTCGCCCTTGACGCCGGCGTCGTCGTTATGGGCGATCACGTACTGGCACTGCGCGCACGTTGCCCGCATGAACACGCTGGCGACGGACGCGTCCTGCGGCATGCCGTCCGCGTCGACACGGTAGACCGCGGAGACCAGGGCCATGTCGATGTCCTCAGTAGCCCGCTGCAGCGCGATCGTGATCCGCCGGTCCGGCGTCCACGTGTCGCCCGACCAGCTGCGGTACTGCGCCACCGAGGCGTAGACGCCGGGCAGCGGGACAGACAGCGGGCTGGCGGCCACCAGGCAGGCCTGCTGGTACGTGACCGCCATGCTGTCACTCAGGCGCGTGCCCGACCACGTGACCAGGTAGGAGCCCGGCGCCTGATCGTCAGGCACCGGCCAGTCGTAGGAGTACAGGCCGTCGCCGAGTTGCAGCACGCCGTCAGCCGTCGCGGCCACCGGCGTGCCCGTGCCGCCGTCGCTCGCCCCGGATGCCGTGATGCTGATGGTGACGCCCGAGGCGGGCGCGGCCTGGCCGCTGTTTACGTAGCTCTCGATCTGGACCTTGAAGGTCGCGAGGCCGCCGGGGTAGACGTCGCTCGATGCGTTTTCGAACGTCTGGAGCGTGGCCACCGGCTAGCCTCCCGTCAGCTCAGGTGCTCAGGTCAGCGCTTGACCGGGATGCCGGCATCCAGCATCTCCACGTCATCGCCCAGCTCGGGCGGAGCGTCCGGGTCGAACGACGGGGCGGTGAACCGGGCCTTGATCGCGTCGCGGGACAGGCCGCCCGCCTCCTGCCGGTCCATGCCCTGGCTGACCGCGTAGTTCAGCCACTGCTCGTGGCTGGCGTTGCCCTTCGGCATCAGGGAGTCCACCGTCTCCGAGGCCGCCAGCTGCTCGCGGGCCAGGTAGTCGGAGTCGACCTGCAGGACGCCCTTGTCGAGCTGGATCTGGACGCCGGGCGGCAGCGGCAGGTAGACCTTCTCGCCGCGGAACCGGGCGCGGCCGCGGCGGACGTCGCCGTCGGTGGCCTTCCCGGCGCGCAGCCAGCGGCCCTCGTACTGGTGGCGGACGCCCGTCGCGGGATTGATCAGGGTAATCATGGTTGCCTCCTCGGCGTGAGGGACGGGCTGGTCCCGCGGTCCCGGCCGCCGAGCTCCGGGACCGCGGGCCAGGTGCTAGCTGCCGACGAACGGCAGGCGGACAGCGCTCACGGTCATGCTCGTCGGGGAGCTGAAGTCGACCAGCAGGGTCCCGTCGGGCTGGCTGAACCGGTCGGTGTCCAGCGGGCCGATCTGCACCGAGGTGCCGAAGCCGACCGCGACGGTGAGGTCACCGACGCTGGCCTGGGCGAACGGCTGGTACTGGTCGGTCACGTACGAGCTGTTCGCCGCCCCGTTCGGGGTGCCCTGGTACCCGCTCGCGCGGATGATGCAGTTCACCGACCCCGAGCCGGCGGCGTTGGTGGCGGTCAGGAGCAGCTTGTGGCCGCCCGGCGAGGCGACAACCACGCCCGTGGCAGCCGCCGGGACGGTCAGCGGCGCGGTCAGGATCTTGCCGCCGTTCGCGGACAGCTGATCGACGGTCAGTGCGGTGCGTGCCATGTCAGGTCACTCCCCTCAGATGCCAGCCGGGCGCTTGACCCCGGCGACGGCGATGTGATCCGGGCGGACGAGCTTGCCGCCGTAGACGTGCAGGCCCCTCACCGCGTCAGCGAACGTGGTCTGCAAGCGCAGCGCCTCGGTCTGCACGATCTGCTCGGCGAAGGTGACCGCCATCGGGTGGCCGGCCTGGATGACCCAGCCGTCGTTGGCCTGGTCGAACTGCACCGAGTTGTTCGACATGTACACGTCGAACCCGGCGACCCGGCCGGCGTAGCCCTCGGCGAACACCTGCTGCTGCTGCATGGTCGCCACCGACACGAACGCCTGGGTCTGGTCCAGCAGCGCCTCGGCCCACGGCGGCACCACCAGGTAGCGGCCGGTCTTCGGCACCAGGGCCTCGTCCAGCTTGACGCGCAGCGGCAGGATGACCTTCAGGTAGAAGTCCGCCGGGCTGGTGTCCGGGACGTACGCGGCCGGCGCGATGGCGTGGCCGCTGCCGTCCGTGGCGAGCGTGGAGGTGCCGGAGCTCAGCAGGATGTTGGCGTTCGCCACGCCGGTGTACAGCCCGGCGACGAACTGGTCGGCGGTGTCGGCCAGCTTGTAGGCCGCCCGGTCCTCCAGGTAGGCCTGCATGTCGCCGGCGGCCTGCCGCTTGTCGACGTCATCGATCGCGAAGCCGAAGTACTTCCGCTGGTCGATGAGGAGTTCCTGGCCGGCGTCGTCAAGCTCCTGGTACGAGATCGACTCGTTCGGCGCGTAGTCGGAGATCTCGGGGTCGCCGAACTGGGTGATGTGGACGGTGGTTCCGGGGCCGGAGATCTCGCCCTCGTAGTCGTCGTTGCAGATGCCGGGGCCGCCGAAGACCAGGGCCTTCTTCTCGGCGGCGAGGATGATCCTGGACCAAAGCTCGGGCCGGAAAGCTAGAACAGAAATGGGACTCACCTGCGCTAACGGGTAGTCGTGGCTACCCGTTGCGGGTGGTGTCGCGCCGTTCCGGCGGTCCTGCCGCGTCCCCGCCGCCCGGCTCGATCGCCGGGCGCAGATGCGGTGCGCGTGGTGCTGATACTAGCGGGCGTTACGCCCTGTCACTACTGCTCTCTCGTCGCGAGAACTGACGTGTGCGGCCCGCGGTAGGTCTCGCCGTTCACCCTGAACACGAACCGGCCCGTTGCGTGGCCCTGCTGCGGGTCGGAGAAGCTGTAGGTGCCCGGCTCGATCTCATGCCACAGCCCGTCGGGCAGCAGGACTGCGGTGATCTGGGACGGCTGCTGCTCGCTCACTGCTGCCGCCCGATGCTGGCCGTGATGATTTGCCCGCACAGGTAGATCGCGTGGGCCGGCGTGAACCCGCTCTGCACGTAGGTCACGTACAGCTCGTGCAGCGAGGCGGCAGCGGCGCCGAGCTCGGTCACCGGGTCCTGCGGGCCTGGCCCGGCCGGCGGGCCGGGCTGCACGCTCACCGTCGGCCCCGGCCGCGCGGCCGGCCGACGCCCAGGTTCGCCAGCCGGCCCTCGGCGATGGCCTTGTTCAGCTTGGACCCGTCCCGGTCGTTCGTCCCGGCCGTGGTCATGTAGGCGTCGTAGTCGGCCTGGGTCCACAGCCCGTTCCCGGCCGGGGCGCCGGAGAAGTCCGACCCGCTGGACGGCGCCGGGGGCTGTGCGGGCGGAGCCTGCTGCTGCGGCTGGGCCGGCTGCTGCACGGCGGCCTCCTGGGCTGGCTGAGCGGGCGCCGGGGGCTGGACGAACTGGTACCGGGGCTGGGATGCCGCGGCCTTCACCAGGTCCCGCACCTGGTCGCTGAAGTCCGGCGCCGACGGGTCCAGCTGGTCGGCCTGCTGCATGAACTCGCGGGAGTCCAGGATCGCCGCGGCGTTCGCCCCGGTGTTCGCGGCCATCGTGAACGTGGCCAGCTCGATGGTGCGCTGCCGGGAGGTCAGCCGCTCCTGCTCCAGCTGGCGGATCAGCACCTCCGGGTCGGGCTGGTCGTCGTAGGGGACGCCGACCTTCTCCGCGATCCGCCGGAGCACCTCGTCCTGCTGGTTGACCTGCTGGTGGTTGGCCTTGGACCGCTGCTCCTGGTTGCGGGCCTGCCGCCGCCACCGCTCGACGTCGGCCGTCGCCTGCTCGTTCTCGGCCTTCAGCCGGGCAGCCTCGGCCTTCCAGTCCGTCTCCGGTGCCGCCGGCTGGGCTGGCGGCGCGGGAGGCTGCGCGGGCGGCTGGGCCTGCTGGCCGGGCTGGGCGAACTGCCCGCCCTCAGGCTGGCCGGGAGGCACCCTCGGCGCGGCAGGAGCCGCCGGTGGTGCAGGTGCCGGCGGCGGAGCCTGCTCGGCGGCCGGGGCGGCCGGGGCGGCCGGAGTCTCCGTGGCCATCTGGGAGCCGCCGGCGATGAGGCGGATAGGCGCGCCGTTCCGGCGGTAGCCGATGACGGCACCGGGCCGGGCCTCGGTCGGGATTGTCATGGTGGTGCTCCTGTTGCAGGTGTTGCCTGCCGTTACGGCCTGAACCTGATGGTATTGACGTGATCAGTAGATATGCGAGAGACGCGCGTGACGGCCTATGAGTTCCCGGCAGGCTGGAGTGGCCCGCATTTCTCGCAGGTAGCGCTCTCGGCTCCGGTAAGGCTGACGTGGCGACAAGCAAGCACGACTTCCGCCGAGTCTGCCTGGGCGGGCATCGTGGTCACCCACGTCCCGCCGAGCGGGTCGCGCGGCTCGAAGTCGTTCTCGCTCATGGCGTGCCGCCGCCCCTCATCGCCTCGCTGGCCGCGGATCCGGGAACGGTCGTGGCTGGCTGGACCGGAGCCCGGGTGCCGCTGTCGTCGTCCCCGTCGCGCATGTCAGCGGTGGAGTCCGCCCCCGAGGCGGCCGGCGCAGCGTAGTGCTGGCCGACCGCGCCGGAGGCATCCTGCGGCCCCTCGCCGGCCGGGGCAGCCGAGGACGGGACGTGCTTGCCGAAGGCCACTAGGTCAGCTCGTGACCGGCGCGGCGGGGGTCGACGGGTCCGCGCCGGAGATCTGGGTGACCATGGCGCTCATGTCGTCGGCCACGGCCTGAATCGCCGGGTCATTGGCCGAGTTGGCGGCGACGATCGCGGCGGCGAAGTCGGTCAGCGCGGTGGTGACCTCGGCCTTCAGGGCGGTGTCAGCGGCGGTGAGGTTGTCGATGGCGGCCATCATGTCTCCTTGGTTCTCGATGATCAGCCCGAGCAGGTGCTCGAGCGAGGCGAGGGACGGCTGTCCCCCGCCGTGAACGGGGCATCCGCGCTCCATGCGGAAGTCGCAGATGCAGTGGGTGATGGGGCTCATTCGGGCTGCCTTTCCGGCCAGTGCCAGGTGCCGCCGTTGTGCGCTTGCCGCTCGCCAGGCAGGATCTTCCCCGGTGGCGGCAGCTCGTCCTGCGGGACTCCCTGGTTGAAGAACAGCCCTGTCGGGTTGAGCACGCACAGGTCAACGAGCTGGGCATCGTCCGGGCCGAGGTCATCTACCCCGTCGCCGCGAACGGGATACTCCAGCATCTCGCCCAGGCCAGCAACCACGGCCGCGCGGCACTTGCTGCCGTACTCGCCGCCCGGCGTGCCGTAGCTGACGTAGTGGACGATGCGCCCGACTGACGGCTTCACTCGCCCCGCCTCCGGGCCGGCAGCCAGCCCCACGTCCACCCGGACGGGGCCAGGCACAGCAGGCCGATCAGGGCGAGCAGGACGTAGGTGACGTGCCCGCTGGACCAGCCGAACCCGTACATGAGCGCCGACAGCGCGAACGCGAGCGCGGCAATGAAGATCATGGCTTCCCTCCGGTTCTCACGGCGCGATCACTCGTCGTTGCCCATCACTGACCACCTGCCTTCGGGCGCCCGGCGAAGTGCGAGCCGACCTCGGCCGAGAAGTCACGCGGCCCGCCGCCAGCCGAGGACGGGACGGCCTTGCCGAGGTCCAGCGCGGCCCGGACCATGCAGTCCTTAGCCTCCAGGAGCTTGCGCAGGCCGGCCGTCAGCTCCGGGCCTTCGAGCTGGCCGGCCATGTCGCGCGCCAGCATGCAGAACGGGCTGGCGACCGCCTGCAGGTGCTCGGGCAGGTGCGCGTATTCGAAGTACCGCAGGATCGCCTCGGTGGACGGGTGCATCACTTGCCTCCCGCTGCGGGCTTGGCCTTGCCGGCCTTCTTCTTCCGGCCGCCGCCCTTGGCGAACGGCATGGCCGCGCCGGGGAAGCCGGGCTTGCCTGCGGGCGCGTCGGTCTTCCCGGGCGGCTTGGCCGCGCCGGACGCTGGCTTCTTCGGGGGCATCTACTTACCGCCTTCGCCTGGTGCGTGCCCCGGGGAGAATCCCGTGGCACGACGATGAAGATTCGCGCAGTAGCCAGTGGCCTTTGCGCCGAGGTGGGGCGCGACCTCGGCCACGCACTTGTCGAAATCGCCCGGGTGACCCCAGTCGATGTCCGACCGCTTGCCCTTGCTCGTCCCCTCGCCGCTCCAGAACCGCTGGCCCTGCTCGGCGATGAAGTGGCCGGACGGCGTGCTGGTGCCCTTGGTGGCGGGCGCGTCGGGCTTGCCGGGCTTGTCGAATGCCATCAGGATCCCTTGCCCTTCCCGGCCCGCCGGTCGGTTCGCTGGTTGTGAGCGGCCGTCTTGCTACCGCCCTTGGCCTTGCTGGAGGGCAGGTCCGGGTAGGCCCGCCGCACCGCCGCGCGCACCGTGGCCTTGTCCTGGGCGCTGCCGTTGGCGGTGACCCGGCCCAGCGCCGACACGGCCTGCTTCCTGGACTCGATCGGGTAGGCGTCAGATCCGCCCGGCCCGCCGCCGGGCAGGGCGTAGCTGCCCTTCGGCGCCCTCGTGTTCGGGACCGGCTTCTTCTTCGCTGACATCACGGGCCGCCTTCCTGCCCGGCCGCCCCGGCGTCCTCGCCCGCGTCCAGTTCCGGCGGGGCGGGAATGACGTTCTCCAGGCCCGCCTCGACTTCCTCGAGCGTCGTGCCGGGCGGCTGGGCCAGCGCGATCCGGGCGTGCTCGGCGAGCTCGGCGCCGACCTCGGAGCGGATCTGCGCGACCTCGGCCAGCACCTCTTCCCCGGTCCACGACGGGTGCGCCATCGCCACCAGGGTCCGCTTCGACGCCGCCGCGGCGCCCGCGAGGGTGGC